AATCGTTCGCCATGCCCTGGTTACTCCCTTAGGTTAGTGCGTGACTTCGCAGAGGAGGCTGCAATAACCAGCACCAGCGGTGGTGGTCTTAAGCGACGTACCTCTGATCAAATTTCCTCTTGCTGCGAACCGAAGTGCTGTCGGTATCGCATCGTCTCTCACGCCGTTAGCACTCGAAAGTGCGACGGTTACAACTCCACCGGTCACGTTCACGAACACACCGTTAAGGCCGATCGCAAAAGTGATGGTTCCGGCGTCAGTACCTGACACATCTTCCGTGACGACAGAGTCGATCAGGAGAATGCGGACGTTACTTGGTACGCGAGTGTACACCGCACCCTGTGACGCAGTAATGAAACTCCACGCCTGGATGAGAGTGATCAACTCGCCATGCGCTGCCGGTTGGGCAAGCATGTCTACTGCTGTTACATCCGATCCATCCGTGACAGCCTTCCACAGGAATTCGGAATCGACACCGATGTCTGCCTGGGTCGGCTTCGCCGCTCCGAGCGTCTTCTCGGTGTACTGAATGACCCCATCCTTGTCGATGTATGCATACGTGTCTTTCGACGCCGTAAACAACTTCGTGCTGGACGCGATTACCTTCTCGGGATTGTTCGGTGTTGCAGCTGCGAGGCTTCCGCCAACACGAGCAACTCCACCGATGTATGTCCCGGTCAAACCCGAAGCTGGCACGTCGAGAATCAACCCGGCGACCACACCTCGATCGACATGGGCCATCTGGCCCCTTACGCCTGATCCTTCTGGTCCTGGCATGTTACGCTCCTCGGTACAGGGGGTCGGCTCCCCTTACCTTGCCAACGAAGAGAGCTGAGGGTCGGCCCCAGCCGGAGCAGCAGCCTGACTCCTGGGATCATCCCCAGGGCCACCACCATTGCCGTTATTGGCAGGTCCACCATTGGACGATTGCGCCTCTTCTGTTGTTGATCCTCCTGCAGCGGCACCGAGCGCTGCAGCTGCCTGCACAATTGGAGCCTGTAGAGCGGCTTGCCGTAGAGTCTCCTGTTGTAGCAGGATCTCGTGGAATTGAACATGCATGTTAAAGAGCCCCTGGAGTTCTTCTCCAGCATCTCGATACCACACTGACTGCTGTTCTTTTCGATGCACGAGAATGTGCGTAGCGTGGTCGTGTTCCGACAGAGCGACGGGGAAATCTCCCAAGGCCATCTCCATGTTCTCACGTTGCGCTAACGCATATGCTTGACCACCTGGCCGAGTGAGTCGTGCCAGGTTTGGATATCCTAGTTGGTCGAGTACTTGCTCGGGAAGTAGTAATCCCAGGCTGTGGAGTGACAAGATCCTGTTCTGTTTCTCTTGCCGGGATTCGAGCTGCTGGCTCTCTGGGTTAGGCTTCACGTTCACCTTACCAGAGAACACATCCGCTCCCAGCGTGAGGAAACTAAACGCCTGGTCCTCACCTGAGATAACGAGCAGCCGTTCATCGTCCATGCACGCAGCGGCAATCTCCTTCATCTTGATTGCGAGCCGGGCGTGTATGTAGGAGTGCCTCCGTAGAGTTGCACCCCAGACGCGATCGGTATCGAACCGAACTTCCTTCTGGAGCTCCCCGCTGGCGTCGTTGGTGACTGGTAGACCCTCGGAGCCGAACGGCTGCGAGCCAAGGGTCTGAGCCATCTGTTCGAGCTTCGAGAACAACTCAACGCTACCCTGCGGTAACGGTGGTGGTTCAATGTGCTGGATCGGAGACTGGGTGCCAGTCATGTTCACTAGGATCACCGCTCCACGTTTGTTTAGCTCGTCGCCGGTCTCGTCGATATTGGCGTTGCGATCAACGATCTTGATTGGTTGCTCGTGGTAATCAACAGCGTCGAGCATCGCTCCCAGGCGACGGTTCAAAGCCTTTAGTATCGGACGCATGATCTCGCCGTCCGTTGTTCCTTCCTGTCTGAACGGATACCTGATGAGATCGTAAGCCTCAAACACCATCACGCTCTCTGGGTGACTCTCCGTGTAGAACGGGTTGATGTCATCATACGCTACCTTTTCGCCGATGACGATCGTGAGTCTGCCTTCGTTCAAGATCTTGTCACCCGGCACATCGCGCATCCATTTCTCTCGAACCCTCACCATCCCTTTGACAGACTGGTCGTCGATCTTCGTCACCGACTGGAAGCCGTCACTCGGCATTCCATAGTGGGTACCAAACGACAACCTGGTCGGCAGGTCCATGTCACCCTTGAGCGACACAGCCTGTTTCTCCAGGTCTGCCATGCCGAACCGTCTCTCTGCTTCGTCGATCGGCATCATATACTCGTGGGTATACCAGGGCTTCAGGTGGAACGGATCGGAGCCGTGGGGCACGATGACATTGACGGGAGAAATAATCTCCGCAGCCAGGTCTCCTTCTCGTTGCGAGTCAGCTGCCCCAAACACCGGTAGCCCATCGGGGCCTATTTGAACCTCACCATCACCACCGAGCTGGAATGCTGGGCCGAAGTTACCGTCGTCGAGCTTCGTGTACGGAGCGTCTGAGAGTTGTCGTTGGGTCACCAGATTGTCAGCTCCGATCTGATTGAAGATCGCCGGGCCCGTGAAGTCTTTTGACTTTCCACGATCGGGGTCCCATTTGAGCTTGATGATTCCTCGGCCAGCTACCAGGCACCAGCCATAGAGGTCGAACATGAGCTCTGGCATGTCCATCTGGTCCCACTCGTACTTGAAGAAGGGCTCCATGATCTGAGCTGTTAGAGCGTCCTTCTGGTCGCCCGTGGACGGCATGTAACCCATCGCCGGAATGTTCTCGGTCAGCTTCGACAGCGTCAGCTTGTACCAGTGAGCGAACCAGTTGTAAGTGGGGTAGTCCCGCCAGGCTTCGAAGTCATCGAGGAAGTAGCTCGACAGGTCGACGAAGTCACCGACCTGGTCGACGAACATGTCGTACTGCCTACCCGAGAGCATCCGCACGTTCTCGTCGACCAATCTCCAGTACGGCCGGTAGGCACCCTCCCACGCTTTCCACGAGACCTGGTTGACCCAGTACTGAATCAGATCCTCGTCGTCCCTCTGCTCAAAGAACGGCGGTGGAGTGTGGTCGAGGTTCCTCTTCTCTCCGTCTGTTGCCATTACAGTCTACCGTGCCTGCCGTGGATCAATGAGGTTCCCTGGGCGTCACCGACCTTCGCTTTGGCCTGGAAGTAGTAGAACTGCCAGAACGCATCCTGGATCTCGACAGCGGCAACTGCGCCAGACAAGATGTCAGCGGTACTCACAACCTTAGAAAGCGTTGGCACAGCGATAACTTCTTCGGCAGCCGAGAGTACGACATTGGTACCGAGTACCCGGTACGTGATCGTATCGTCTCCGGTGTTCTTCCAGATCAGAGAGATCGGGCCAGACGTTGCTGCGATGAAGGGCGAGTCAAGTGTATGCGGCTCACCTGTTGTGACGTCGATGCTGACGAAGGTGTTGATCGTCGCTACTCCAGCCTCCAGCGATCGAAACGTAAATGGGAATACCATGCTCATTTTGGGTCACCTATCATTTGAGTAAAAGCCTTCTCCGCCTGTTCAAAGTTCTGTTCCCTCCAGTTGCCTCGACGTCGACTTCTATGTCCCACCTTAAATCCAGATCCCTGCTCACCGTTCCAGCCATGTCGTAGATCAGCTGTAGGTCGTCGTTGACGAGTCCTGCGATGTCGAAAATGAGCTGTAAGTCATCGTTGGCCAGCTCGGCCATATCCCACTGAATCTGCAGGTCGTCATTAACCAGGGTTAATATGTCGAACTGCAATGTCAAATTTTGCCCCACGAGCTGCGCCATCCCGAACTGCAGTTTGAGGTCGTCGGAAACCATCCCTGCCATGTCCCAGAGGAGCTGTAGATCGTCGTTCACGAACGCAGCCATATCCCAGATCAGCTGTAGGTCGTCGTTGACGAGTCCTGCGATGTCGAAAATGAGCTGTAAGTCATCGCTGACCAGCTCGGCCATGTCCCATTGCAGCGCTAGGTCATCGCTGACGATCCCAGCCATGTCCCACTGGAGCGCCAGGTCGTCGCTGACGAACTCTTGGATATCGAACTGCAACGTGAGGTCGTTGTTCACGAGGTCTGCGGCTTCTTCTGCCGCTTCGATCAACTCAACGTATACGGGTACACGGTGGGCACGGGTGACAAAACCTGTCGGGTTGCGGCCGATTGCTTCTAGCTCTGGCACTTCTAAACTTCTAGTCCCTATGGCAACCCAGTAAACTGGCTGCCCCCACGGGCGGTTGGCACCACTCTGACCACTGTTTAGAAGAGCTATGGGTCGGCCAGCCGTTGCGTCTACTGTTCCGGTCTGGGCTGCGGTGTCAGTATAAAGCCCAAAGTTGGAATCCCAAAGCCGCATCGTTGCACCGTCGTACAGGCAAACAAAGACCCCTTCGGTGGCAGGGTCCATTTCGTAAGCTGCTGATCCTTGCAGCGAAACGTTCGTTCCTCCCGCTCCAAGGCGAAAACGTAAGACACCTTTAGTTCCGCTGTTGTTCTCACCTAACTGCCAATCAGTGTCTGCAAGATCAGAACTACTCTGCTTAGATATTACGCGTGGATCGTTACCGTCAGACCATAACCCAAAGTACATCAAGGTTAATTGCTCAGGCGCGAAACTGTCACCTAATAGAAGGTCACTGACAATAACCTTACCCTGAAATGTTCCACCCCCAGCCGTGTCGCCAGTTAGACCCAAGCCTCTCTCTTCAGCCCCCCATGTTGGCTTGGCCCCGCCCGAGCCAACATCGAGAGTGCCGATTCCGCCACCGGGAATAACGTTCCGCACAATCTCGCCACCCTCATTTAACGGATAGAATGCGACAAACGAGTCCCAAATATTCTGAAGTTCAGGCGGAACTGTGTTGCGGTTGGGTGTCCACAGGCCACCCTGCTTAACCCAACTCATCCGCCCCTCGATTCCACGAAGCCACCGAGTACAGCAGGGACTTGCTTGGTGGCGAACTCCGCTCGCTTCGTAATGAACCCGTACATCTGATCGGACGTTGCGAGCATACCTTCGGCGGTGGTAAGTTTGCGCGACCAGTCCGCCGAGAACTCAACGTCACCGTCCCACTCCAACGTACCAGAGCGCAACGCCCCCACACGGTGACGGTTTAGCGTAATTGTACCGGCAGCGTTTGAGCGTCCAAGCGACGTTCGATATTCGCCATCGAGAAAGGCGTCACAACTATTACCGGATACTGTTGCGTCCATCGCGTGGAGTGCGTTATGCCATTCCCGGTCATCAACTACGTCTGCCGCCAACCATCCTTGGTTGTAAATAATCGTACCGGCATCGTCTCTGACAAAAGTTTGTAGTCGTGACGCATCAACGTTCCGTATTTGTAGCGACAAAACCGTGTTCGCCGTCGCAGAATTACCCAACGAATCAAAGTGGCGGTTTGTATTAGCATCACCTGTTACGTTTGAACGGAACCGTGTAAGACGAGATAGTTTGCCGTCCGTACCTGTGAGCGGGTGCGCAGTATATTGACCTTCAACAAAATCGTTCGTCGCTTCGCCGTCGAAGTTCCAGTGACCCTCGTCACTAAAAACGGGAGTTCCTTCAATAGTGTAATCTTTGTTAGACCACACCCCGTTTTGATACACGAGGAACCCGTTCGGTGTTGCTAGATATACACTCGCCAAGTCGTCCCATAAAGAATAAAACTGAGAGGGAACTTCCCCCCGATGGCTCGCAAGCGACAAACCCCAACGTGGTTTGATTATCATAGCGGGTAAATCTTCTGCACCGTGCGAGCGGATGCGTTAATGATGGCGGGATGAACAACAAGGTCATCGAACATACGATAGGGAAATCGGGTCGCAAACTCTGCTTCATATTCACTCAGATTTCGACCCCAACCGAGAAACAAAGACGTATGCCCGTCGCCGGGTAGGTCGTCACTAACTCCACCACCGCTCCCGATTCCATTTACACCACCTCTGAAAAACACTATCTCGGGTGTGGTGTAGCCGGTAAACGGTGTGTTGATAACCGTTGTACCTTCTTTCACGCCATCCAACCAAATGTCCATCTGTGCGCTGTTTTCAACAACCTGTGCTATCGTTCTCGTAACGCCCGCCACCGCAAGTGTTGTCGTTTCCGCATTTCGGTTTGATCCGTCCCACAGATACGCGCCGTAAGTGCTTTGTGTGGTTATTCCAATGACCCGATCAATGGTGCCAGAAGGTCCAGCCGCATCTTCTTTCATGGAGACTATTGAATCAGTTGCTATGTCGTTCGGCGTATGTACGACCAGATGCGTAAAGGTTTTCAGTTCGTGTCCCGTACCAACGATGTAATCACTTGAACTATCTGTACCCTGCACGCCCATTCCTACCGGCGAAGGCTCCCACGTGGGAACCCCTGTCAATACGAAATCATCAACTCTACCCGGAATGAGGTTGCGTGGGTTGCCGTTTCCCTCGTCAAACAATAGGGCGTACTCCAACCCAACCCACAGACTGTTAAGTCCTTGACTGTTCGGCTCAACAGTCAAAGGTCTCCGTGTCGGCCTATCATAAATTGATACCACCGTCAAACCCCGCCCCTACAGGTTCACGCCGGTTTTACGATACGATGCGTCACCTGTTAGCGTGTCCGCTCCACCAGCTTCACGGTCGAGGATCATCGCCCATTTGAAGATGTCACTCAGTACGATGTACTTGCGTACGTCCTCGTCACCAACGGCAATACTGAACTGTTGCACGATTGCCCAGTCGTCGTTCGCGTTCGGGAACGCTACCGGGACCGTGCCGGGAGATGCGACCAACGATTCAACTATCGTGATGATCCCGCCATCGGTTGTACCAGTTGAAAGACCAAACTCAACATCGACGAATGCTTTTTCGCCGGGGTTCAGGGTAACTATCTCGGCCCCTGAAAAACTGAACACCTTTGCAACCGTGGTGATTGCCGTCAGTTGTGTTGCAAGTACTAGGTCTCCTTGTGCCATGGCTTAGACCCTCCCTGCAATGTCGACGGTACGTCCAACGACCGCCGAGAAAACTGAGCCGTTGAGTGCGGCGTTTGCGTTAACCTCAGCGACGGGCAGCCTTATGTTCTGCAGGTAGCTCATGAAATCATCCTCGGACATCGGGGCTTTGACAATCTGCCCTGCATTTATACCGGCTGTTGCTTTGTGTCTGAGCGGCACGTCTGTCAGGTTACCTTCGTCGTCTCGCTCCATCTTCCCCAACCTGTCGGTCTCGTTGTAACGGACACGAGCTCGGGTGATCATCATCGTTCCAGCATCAAGGCCTGCGATTTGTGCGGGGGTGAAAACAGCGTCCGCAAGCATCTTCTCGGATAACCCGGTGCTTGGAGTTGGAACAACTCCAGTTATCGGGTTCGTCACGTCGTGAACGTACACCACTGTGGCGTAGGTCCCATCGTGTTTTTCTACTACAGCCCGTCCTGACATTTACCGACCTCCTGGTTTTAGCTGAACAGTTTGGCGAACGCTCTCTTCAGGAAGTTCACTTGGGGTTCGCCTTCCTCTCGTTTGAGTTGAGGCACACGAGACATATAGTCGGCGTGCATTGACTCAACACTGTCGAGCCAGAACTCACCTGCCTTCGGTAGGTAGTAGACCTGACCTAGAGCCCCGAGCGCAGGGACTTCCTGATTCAACCGCACGAACATCGTCTTGGGGTTTGCCCACTTCGAATTGAGAAAGATCGTGTCGGTGTATGGCTTCATCATCTGGATCGACTGGTAGGTTTGTGCGAGCCAGATCTCGTTGGGGGAGAGACGCATCAGCTGGCGAGCTCTCATGTCTGGGTCGCCTTCACCCGGTAACTGGAACCGTAGTTTCCGTACCTCGCGCAGGTAGTTGATGATGACACCTGCCGACTCCAGCTCTCCTGTGTTGAGGCACACGAGCACCCTGCGCATCAGGCGCACGTCGGTCTCGTAAAGTTTTCCCTTTTCCATCTCGTCTGGGGGGATCTGTATGACTGCGTTGCTCATGCTGGGGTGTCTCCTTCAACTCTGAATGTGACGCTCTCAGCTGCAGCAGCCGAAGCGGCTGCTGCGATCACGCGCCTGATCCACAACCCGAACCATTCGCCTGCGGCCAGGTTCTGGCCTGCTCCTGGGAAGATGTGGCCGGTGCCTTTGGTTGTTCCGTCAATCCATGTCCGACCCGTAGGTCCGGTGCTCTCGTCGGAGATCGTTTGGATGGCACCAGTGGTCTCACTTGCCGATGGCGTCTCGGCATCGTAGGAGATGTCATCTTCACCGTTGCCAGTGTCGACGCTGATCCATACCGAGCCGACCGAGAGAGTGAGGGAACCGTGGTTGTTGAGTACTCCGACACCCCTGTACTCGGTGTCGCCTGCATCTGACTCAGCTCCACTGACGTCGTCAAAGAGGTTGTTGTCGGTGGCGTCTACGACGTTGACGCTCGTCCTGAAGTTGCCGAGCGCTAGGTTGGGATCTGTTGGCGTGGCTGCGTCATGAGTCGCAGCGCCCGTCAATTTGAAGAGGATGTCTCCTGATACGATCGGCATACGATCTCCTGGGTTAGCCTGGCTGTGGTTACCCAGGTTCGATAAGCGACCTTGCTGCCGTTGTCAAATTTGTATCCTAGCTACCAGCTCTCATGCGGACGAACTCCCGTTCCATCGCCAGGGCGGCTTCTTCACGCTGCTCGACGCTCAGATCGGGGAAGTTCTGGGCAAGTCTCTTTAGTGTGTCGGTGCGCTTCTCACGTAGCTCTGCGAGTTGATCACTCACCTCTGTCTCTCCTGCAGGTGTCGCCGTAACCTTGGGTTCCTTTTTCACTCGTGATCGCTGCTGGTTGAGAATTACCTTACCGGTCTTCTCGAAGTAAAGCAGCAACCCGGTTGCCCAACCTACCACGAACCCAGTCCCCATCAGTACGAGTGTCAGGATCATCTCCGTTCCCATGCTGTCCGCCTTTTCTTGATCTTCGGTGTGACGTCCCGATGTACCGGGAGCTTCATTTGTTTCGCTCGATCGGCTCGTGCCGCTTCCATCGATCGAGGGTCCCTGTTGTTGTACTGTCGTCCGATCGTGTGCTCATCGATCTCCTGGGCCGTGGGGGACGCAGGCTCAGGCCTGCCCTGGGCCCAGTAACGCAACGCGTCGTACCCGTGGTCGACCTGGTGGGGAGCGATGTCCTCGGGGTCCTGGCCGGTCCCAGGTTCGCCTCTAGCGAGCGAAGTCAGCTGACCCCATAGGACCATGCAGTTGTTCATTATCAGCAACTGGGGCCCGTCGTGCATCCTCGGGTCCAGGTAGGTGTGCAGCAGCTGCGCCCCCTGGACCCTGGACCTCAGCCCTTTGACCGATGGTACCAGAGCGATACCAGCCTTATTGAACGTCGGCATCATCTGTTCTGCCGGTGAGGGTCCTCCGTCGACGACGTTCCATGCCGCCGAATCAAGTGTCGCCCTGAGGATGCTCTCGCCCGAGCTGCGCTGCACCACAGTGTCAGCAAAGGTGATTGGTGGTGTCTCGTTCACCACGTACTCACGGTACACGATCGATCGAGGGATGTCGTAGACCGCTGAGTCGGTCTCAACCCAGAGCGCATGGGCCATGTTGTTGTAACCCCAATCGATCGCAATCTCTTTTGAGGTGGTGGTCCTGGGTGACACGGTTGGAATCTGGTGTAACCATTTACGCATCTCACTGAACATCACACCCATCGCGATATCCCAATCACCGTAACGGTAGGCTAGTCGCAGCTCGGGGTCGCTGATCATCATCAACTGCGGTTCGTACTGGTCCTTGAGTAATGGATTGCTGTCGAGGGTTGCCGGGATATAGAGTCGATGCCTGACTTCTTCGATGCCCGGTATGTGGATCTCTCTCGGTTGCCACGCGTGCTTGCTCTCCTCTCCAATGAAGCGTTCCTTCACCCACCCATGTCCTGGTCCACCAGGGTTCGACGCTGATCGAACAGTACACACCGTACCGTCGCCAACCTTGAGCTGCCTGCACCTGGTCAGCAGGTACTCGTAGAGCTCGATCGTAGCCCACTGGGTTAACTCATCCCATGCGATCGTCTGGTAAGCCTTACCCTGGTGCCCGTACTTGTCCTTGGACTTCTCCAGGTACTGCAGGCGGATCGTCGCGCCACCTTGCGCCCCACGCATGATCTGGGCACTAGCTGATCGCTCGCGTCGTGGGAACCTGAAGGTGTGCTTGCTGCTGTTGTACTTTCCACCGTGAGCCTGATAGAGCTCCATCGCCATGTCTTCGACCTGTTCGAGCTCGACATATGTGCGGCGGAAGAAGATGCCACGGTAGGTAGGTATCTCGACTTGCTCCGCCAGGTCTGCAAGCAACGTGATCGTCTTGCCTGGTCCCGCTGCACCACCGATGAAAACCTCGAACTCTCGCGCAGCACAGAACACATGCTGCTCAAACGAGTAGGGGCAGTAGACGTGCTTACCACCGTGCCTGCAGTACTTATTAACCTCAACTGCTGGCAGCTCCTCGGCCACGGCGGTCATGAGTGACGTCGTACAAGGTTGCTCATTACCTCGGGGTCAACGCGAACGGTGGCAAAGGTCTTATGCAACGTCACCGTAGATGGCCACAGGTGGTTCGCTGGATCGCTTGGGTTCGCTCGATCGAAGCAGTCGAGGCAGCGACCACAGTCGCAACACTCGTCACCAGTGTCACGGTCGGTGAGGTAGGTCACTCAACAACCTTCCCATCCTCGGTCGCTTCCATTGGCCCGAACTTCACAACCATTAATGGACCCATCACTATCGGTACCGGATGTCCAGCTTTCAACGCCGCAAGGAACTGCTCATTCTTCTCGCAGTGCGCCCGGAACACCCGGCAGTCCAGGCACTCGCAGCCCTCGGCGAACGAGGTGTGTGATACAGCGGGAACGTGGATCATATGTCACCGAAGTGGCGCAGCCACACGCTTTCGAAATCGTAGCTGCGGATGCCATGACCACAGTACTCACATACTGAGTCGTTGCGATCGAGATGTGGATGACGGAACTCGTGGTCCCAGTGCGAGGTGTGTAGATGCATAAGTCTGCATTTCAGCCAACCAACTACTAGCCCTAGCGCTTGCTGTAGTCTCCAGAACATCCTACGCCACCAACCGAAGGGTTTAAACGTCAGCGTTTGACCGTCCTGGCTAACGTCAGTAACCTTTGCCATCCCACCGTTGGGGAGTAAGATCACGTCACCTCGAACAAATAAGGTTCCAGTTTTGAGAGTCGTCATTTCTTCTTCCTCGCCTTGCCCTTGATCTTCACGGTACCCGATCGGATCTCACCGGCAAGCTTCTGTTGCTGCGCTTCGGATAGCGGCGAGCCAGCGCTAAACAGTAAGCGCACCTGCTTAGCGCTTTTGGCTCGCACCTTTTTGTGGGGCATCCTACTCGTCGTCCTCGTCCTTCTTTTTCTTCTTCGGGGCATTCTTACCCCTGTTGCAGTAACCACAGTCGACCTCACCGACTACGGTGGTGTGCGACTCCACTTCCATGCCGCAATTGGTCTCACCGTAACCGGCGTGCTTCACGAGGTGGGTCTTGTCTCCCACGATCGCACCTGGCACAGCTTGTTCTTCCATCGGTTTCCTCCTTGGTTCCTGACACCCTATGTCACTACGCGCTGGTTGTCAAAAGTTCACATCAACTTTGCCAGTTCCTCCACTGCACGATCGAGTACGTTGTTCGATCGTTGTAGTTTGTCGATCAAGTCTCTCATGATACCACCTGGCGAGTTCTTTTCGTCGACTACCGCCCCCGTCTCGGGTGCGAAGTCACCCGTCATCCGTTGGAGACGCTCGTAGATGTGCCCTGCTCGATCGTGATTGTAACTGATCGACTCTGCGAGTATCACGCTTTGCGGCTGCGTTGTTGACGCTTGTCCTTCTGGTCCCATCGTGCCCTCCTTGAATTGGTTGTCGTAGTCACCGCTACGACGTCGTGGTGGTGTTCCGATTCCCGCCTCCTCCAGTTGTTCCTTGATCGTGCGGGGTCCGTCCATAGCTCTCTCCTCGTTAGTGCGTGGCATTACTACCCCCATTCTATCTAGTACTTTGTGTATCGCTCGACCGTGAGCCTTCACTTGCACCAGGTGTACCTCGTACTCTCTATCGATACCGTAAGGCTTCTCGATCTCAATCCTGCACACACACACGCCAGGTGTGACGTAGCAGTGCGCAGAGTGGTTCATCTGGTACCCTTGCAGTCGACGAGAACCGTTCCCGTCTGGTTCAACACTGTGTCCTGAGTCTTCTCGTTGACCAGGACGATACCGATCTCTCTCGTGCAGACCTCCGGCAGGGTAGGCAGCGGGAAGCTGCAGGATGCGCAGAGCACGAGGGAGACTAGCCTCACACGTACATCCGCTCCACGATGGACGCAGCGATCTTACCGGCGCAGGCTGTCAGTGCTTCGGCAATCTGGTCTTCAATCCCAGCCTTAGCCTTAGCGTCGACCTCCCTCGGTGGAATGTTTTTGTCGTTCAACCCACCATCGTCTTTGATTGGTACGCCGACCGGGTCGACTGGTGTTGGGGTGCGGTGCCACGGAGGCCTGTCCTCCATCTCGTCCATGCGTCGACGTAGCCTACCGATCTCTCCGGCGAGGAAGAGCGTTGAGTCCTCGGTGGCAAGCATCTTCTTCTCTTCGCGACCGAGTTTCCTCTTCGTCATGTCGTCCACCAGATCCTTCAATCCAGGTACCTCTTGTGAGTGTACTCCCTCGATGCGCACATCAGGCGCGACAGCGGGACACTTCTCGATGTTGTGAATTCGTGTGATGGCATTCACGATCAGTTCGTGGTGCGATGTGAGTCTCCTCCCCAGGTCCTCCTGGAAGCGGTTGATGTCGACAATCTCGTCACGCTGCTCCGCCGCTTCGACCCTCAGACCTTCTATCTCTTTCACCCGAGCCTCGTTGTGCTCGTAGTAGTGTAGCTTCGTGAGCATCAACGATTTGACGTTGCTCTGCAGTGTCTCGATAGCGGCTGCGCCCTTCTCAATTGACTCCCAGGCTTCGTCGTGTCGGTCCAGCACATCCCTGAGTGAGTCGTATTGCCCCCTAAGGTATTCGACCCTGCCATTCAACTCTTCGTTGGTTAGTATGACCGTCGCCTCACCCTTAGGCCTGCTGTCGAGTGCATTGAGGCGCCTGAGGTGTATCTGTTGGACTTTCTCCAGCGTCTCGAAATCCTCCTCTAACCGCTGGACCTGCTGGGTGGTGGTGTCGGACCAGGTGTCGATGCGGACGTGCGCCTCCTCGGCACGCTTCGCTATTGCACCGTGGGTGATCCGGTCCTCACGGGACATCGTTTCTAGGTGGGTATAGTCACTCCCCTGCCGATTGAGTCGGTCCTCGTGTTCGAGGATTCGATCGTTGTGTGATGTGACGAGCTTACCGATCGCCTCGGTTGCAATCACCCGTTCGTCGAGCATAGCCACGTCGTGACCGAGTGACTCGATGCGCTTGTCGTCGACATCGTGGATGTGAGGCCAGGTACTGGTGGTTTGCTGTAGCTTCCCGATCGTTGTCTCAACATCTTCGAGCCGTTGATTCAGCTCTTGTTTTGTTACTGTCATCCGTGCCCTCGCTTGTTAAGTCTGTCTATCCCTGGTTCGATGTTACGCACCGAGAACTTTCGAACCTGGACCCGGTGCCCCGTGTCCCACACATGTTTCCGTGCTGCAGCTGATACATCACCGACGTCGTCCGTTACTTCGAACTCACACCTCAAACACTCTGCTGTAGTAGTGGTCCTGATCCTACGTGTCACTGTTAAGTCGCGTTGATTGCTCATACCTCTACCTCGATTATCTGCCACATCAATTCAGTGTCGTTGATCGCTTCGGCCACCAACTGCCGCATCATCTCGTTGAACACACCAACCTCGGTCTTCCAGTCGGGGAACTTCGTCACCATCTGGTACTCGCTATACGGTTCCGCCATCTTCACGCACTGTTCGATGACGAAGAGCTTGCGCTTCATCACAGTCTCTCCAGTCCACAGCGGATAAAGGGTTTCAACTCCGTATCTTTACGCAGATATAACGGATGTTTCGGGTGGCCATACTTCGTAGTCCCGAGACAGTAAACGTCGAGTCCGCTGAAGCAGAGCATTGCCTCGTCTACACGATCGTCTTTGGCATTAACTCCCCAGCCGAGCACGATGAGATGAGCCTTTTTCGCCATGTCGACTAAATACCAGGCGTTGTCAGGACCGACAGGGTCCTCAACGACCCACAGGTCTTTCGGATCGGTTGCACGGTACGCGTACAGGTTACCCACCGCTAGAGTTCCACACCCCTCACGCTTCGCGAAATTCATTACACGCCTAATGGTCGGGTCGTCTTCGTAAGCGTCAGCTGTCGACGGGTTGAGCCCTACCCAGAGCATTGTCGGGCCAGGTGCCCATGTACGGTGTAGATCGTACCTGTAGCAGTCGATGATAGTAGCGGTGCGTATCATCTCGCTCATCGCTGCGCCCTCGCTGCGAACATCAGTTCTTCGATGATCTGGAGTCGTTCACGCATATCCTGGTTCTCCTGCTCCAACCACTCGATGTCGTCCTGGGCTCGGTACAGCAGGTTGTCGAGAGCTCGCACGTCGCTGCGCAGTTTACGCAGCTCTTCTTCGAGGGTCATAGTCGCAACGTCGCCAATCGTGCGGTCATCGCGTCTTCGCTTACCTGAAACAACTCTGCGAGTTCACGACAGGTGATCGGTCTTTTTTTTAGTTCAGCAATGATGAATCGACGTGGCATGAGCAATTCAATCGCAAACCGATTCGCCTCGATGTCTTTCGGGTCTTGCTTGTTGCCGATCCCGAACGTGACACTGTCATCCTTCACTGCACGTAGTCCAGGGACTCGGGGGCATACGAGCATTGAGTAGCACCACCCGCATCACCGATATACCTGTCGACCTTCTCTTCGATGTCACACCTGGCACACCACGACTCGCCTGGTGTGTGGAAGGGAGCTGCACGCATCGCCATCAGGTAGCTGCGCAGCAGCTCGGTCTCTCGTTGCGCGTCGAGTTCCCTGCCAGCATCAACTGCGTCAGGCATCGGGTTCATCCTCCTCTGGCCAGGTGTACAGCTCACCGTCTGGCCCCAGTGCTGCACGCCCAGCGTCGACGTTCTCCTGGATGCGTTGCCAGGCAGGCTTGGTGACCGCTTCTCCGAACACGTCGTCTGACGCATCGATGATCGGTTCGGTCTTGTGCAGAGTGAGATCTTCGAAGCGTGACGCAACGATATCCATTGTGCCGGTCTCCTCTCCATCGAACTGGTGAGCCAGCTCGATGAACCTGCCACGTTCTTCTTCGGTGGACTTCCACCACAACTGCCACCTCACCTTACGGTATACCCATGTCACCAGGTACGCTGCACCAATGGTGGCCAGGAAGGCTTGCACGAACTCCCAGGTCATAGCGCCTCCACCTTAGCCCTCTCCCCTGGCTGCAGTGATCTCATCGAGTTGATCGTGAGCCGCCTGCACACGTCGCCGATCGCAAACAACACACTGGCCGACGACCCGGCAGATGACGCACGCGCATACGACCTTACGGTGGTGGGCCTTACGGTGTTTAATTAGCTGCCTAGCTGTCATGCCCGGCAGCTTCATCATGAACTTTTTACCCCGTCGATCGTCCGCTACGAGCTGCTCTGTGTCGGAGCTTCTCTTACCTTTGATCTTCTCCAGGGTCCTCATCACCCACTTGGGCGCTATTCGTCGCTTAAAGTCCCGGTTCTGGTCTTTTCTAGCCTGCCTACGCTCCTCTGGTGTGGTCACCAGCCGCCCCTGAGGACGGGAATGGCATGGAGCTTATCGAAGCTCACGAACCAGGCTGGGGCACCACGTTCATGAGGGTCCTCGTACAACCCTGCGGCCATACACTCCATTCCTTTCATCCAACCCTGAACGATGAACGAGTTCTGATCGAGTCGTGACACTGCGATGAACACTTCTTCGGGGTTGTCGGACTTCCTGAACACGAGCCTCGTGCCTTTGGTCCCTCTGACCTGCAGTGGTGTGCCGTCGTGGTTGATCGCATCAGGTTTGTGGAACGTGTTCACTGATCCGTCGAAGTAGATGTTGAGGTACTTACAGACAACCACCTCACACATCGCACCCAGCACATGGTCCGCTTCCGATCTTTTCGAGTCGTGTCCGTGTTGCTCTGCGCGATGTACCGATGCTCCGTGTCGCTGCATACCAACACGGGTTGCCATTAAGATCTCGAATGGTTCGAGAACCAGGATCGGTGTCTCTCTCTTAGGCGCTATCTGTCCAGCCGTCATGTCTCCTCCAGGTGCCCTTAGGCGTTCTCTTCCAAATCGTTCCCGGTGATTCCAGGATACGCTTTTGAAGCTCCAGTGTTGCTTGATCACAGTCTGGGAATTTGAAGAGCTTAATCGCCAGGCCTGACCAAGGTGTGATCGAGAGGTTGCGTGCTACTTCGCTCTTACTGCGTGCCGCCATCACGAACTCATACGTGGTGTCTCTCGACAGGTCGTAAGCTTTGAACCAATACAGCCGCAACCATGCATGTGGGCTTCTAGTCCGTGGCATGATCACCGTGCTTCAGCTGATACGCCTGTACCTCGGGCGGGACCTCGATGGGTGCGCCGAGTTCTCGCATCGAACCCTTCGCCGGTAACGCGATAATACCTACTCGATGAACGATGTCACCCTCGATGACTTCTTTAGGTTTACCGATCGCTTGCTCAACGATGAGTTTGTAGATCGCAGGGAAGTGGTCGTGATTTCTGTTGCGGAGGATAGCGAGGACCTGGACCTGTACATCGGGATCGTTGAGTATCTCTCTGAACTTCTCGCGATACTCTTCAGGTAAACGACCTCCGCCTTTGTTGCCTGGGTTACCGGTCTTCAGTCTCCCGTTGTTAGCGCCGATCCGCATCAACCCGCTTACGATCTCATCAGCTGCGCGTGTCATCGCAGACTTGTCTCGCTTCGAGATCTTCGGTTTCGGTCGGGTCTTTTTTTTCGCAACCTTCTTCTTCGGAGCGGTGGTTTTCTTTTAGTGGTGGGAGCAGCTCGCTTACGCGACACCTTCTTCGGCGTGCGCTTCGCAGCTGTTTTCTTCACGGTCTTTTTCTTCTTCGCCAACCATCGCTCCGCGATCAACGAGCTTGACCTGGTGCCTGCCGTTCCTTCCATCTGCAATCACAGATGTCATCGTGTGAAGCAACAACAACCCACCAGGCCAAACCCTGGAGACAGGATATCCGGGAGAAACCCTAGAAAAACCCGACATCCTCTGCAATAATTTAAATCGTGAATTGCCAACCGCTAGTCACACGATTAGTATGGTCTCCCCTATGGCGTTTTGGACATCGTTTCGCCAGGGCTTCAGATCCAGCTGGAGACTCAATCAAACGAGATGAAACAGTGAGACACAACAACACAAAAACCCAGGCTCTATTAACCCGTAACCTGGTCCGTCCTACCGTGGCTCCCTGGTGTGAAAGGACTGCTTTCACCGGGGGCTGACGACTCCTCCGAAAAAAAAAGGGCCCAGCTCGGGCAACCACAGTTGAGCTGCTGTGGCAATGAGCCGGACCCTTCAGTCTGACCATAGCTGGCCATCGGATCGCCGTTCAAATTAGCAGCTTCGCTAAAGGACGGCAATGGGGAGCTCACACCTGGATCACAAATCTGCTCTTGAGGCCTGTTCGATCGAGCGATCGGTGGCAAAATGTGGAAAGGTGTCAAGCCCCCGAGTTTCCCGCATAATTACTGACGAAAAACCCCCCACTTGCATGGCTACACCTATATGGCTATACTTCTGTCCGGCGCGAGCCGACCGTCACCACGGTCCCCGAGGGGATCAACACAGACGACGGTCGAGAACTCGGCCAGAGGGACCCCCTGGCCCGTAGCTCCAGGGAGATAGCCCGAAGGGAGTAGAGATGATTCCATCGTATCAGACTCTGCCAGTTACAGACGCCGCTGCGTCGAACTACCGCTCCCTTCCTTCGCCTACTAGTGGCGATGTCACCAAAGGGTAGTCCGCAGTGTGAGTTGTCCGAGTCGATACATCCCCAACCTTGAAACGAAGAGTCCCGCAACGCGACTGACGCTTAGCGAACACGATCGCGATGCAGCCCGAGCGGTAGAGGTTGGTTCCCACGGGCCTGCTCTACTATTGGGTTTACTGTCGGTTCGAGTCCGGCCAGGTCCATTGTCACACCCCCTGATTACCATCACCAGGAGACGCCATGTCCGTGTTCCAATCTGCAGACACACTACTTCCCAGGTTGTCCAGTAACAACATTAACCGCCTGATCGCTGAAGGCTTTGTCGAGAGACTGGACATCGGTCACTACTCAAATTTCCCCGTATACCCCGAGACGAGAGTCCGGTTCATACAACAACGCAAATTGTTATTCCAATGCGGGGTCTGCGGAGCGAAGACACCGAGACCAGTCATCTGCACCGAGTGTTCGGCAATTGACTGGTAACCCGAATCACCTCTGGGCGGGACGGAGGGCAGATAAACTATCCCGCACCCACATCGCATACCAACAGGAGGCATCGCTCTATGTTGCACTGTATCTATCACGCCATCGCCTATGTCGTGTTGTACCAGGCGTGCATCATCACGTTCGTCGTGACCCTCAACGCTCACCAGCTGCCCAAGGGTTGCCTGGCAGAGCGCATCCAGGAGACCCCATGAAAAAGATCATCGTCCTCGACGAGCTGTTCTGGAACGTCAACGAGTTAATACGACGACAGATCCACATCCCCGTATCACGCATCACTGAGTACCGTCCGATCACAGATGCAATAAACGATCCCGAAGCCAGTATAGGGGCACAGACTGTGCTCCGTGA